AAGAAGTTTAGCTATACTAAAAAAGGTAAAGCTGCTGCAAAACAAGAAGCCAAAAAATCTGGCAAGAAAGTAATGTCCACAAAGAAATCAGGTGGCTACTAAAAAAGAAAAAGAACATATGAGGTGGGTAGCTGAGCTTGGCTGCTATTGTTGTGAAAGACCAGCTAACCTACATCATATTAGACCCCCTGGAACTGGCATAGGAAGACGTACGAGTCACTTCCATGTTATTCCGTTATGTCATGACCATCATCAAGGAAACTTCTCTATACACATGGCTAAGAAGGCATTTGAAGAAAAGTTTGGTAAAGAAGAAGAAATACTAAAAATAGTATTGGAAAGGGTTGAGCAATTAAAATGTCGTTCCTCAATAATCTAAGTTTAAAAGATCGTAAAAGATTAAGAACTATTGTTAAGAAAGTACATTTAAAAAATTACCCAACACACATGATAACAGATTATGAAGCCGATAAGCTTGTCGAAGCTTTTGGTGAAGAAACTATTTATAACCTGTTGAAAGCTAATGTTGGTGTAAATGTCGATTAACTTTAAATACAAACCAGAAGGCGATACACTTAAAACCTTTATGAAGTCAGATGACTTCTTTAGAGGAATGCGTGGGCCTGTTGGATCTGGTAAATCAGTAGCTTGTTGTATAGAAATTTTTAGACGAGCATTGCTGCAAGAAAAAAACAAAGAAGGTAAAAGAAAATCTAGATGGGCAGTAATAAGAAATACTAACCCACAATTAAAAACAACTACAATTAAAACATGGGTAGATTGGTTTCCCGAAGATACTTGGGGAAACTTTGCATGGTCAGTACCTTACACACATAGAATAAACAAAGGTGAAGTAGAACTAGAAGTTATATTCTTAGCACTTGATAGACCAGAAGATGTTAAGAAATTATTATCTTTAGAGCTTACAGGTGTATGGATTAACGAAGCAAGAGAAATACCTAAAAGTATTATTGATGCTTGTACTATGAGGGTTGGAAGATTTCCATCTATGAGAGATGGAGGTGCAACTTGGTATGGAGTAATAGCCGATACCAATGCACCAGAAGAAGATCATTGGTGGCCCATAATGGCAGGTGATGTACCAGTACCAGATCACATATCTCGTGATGAAGCTTTAATGTTAATTAAACCTGATAACTGGTCTTTCTATACTCAGCCCCCTGCATTAATTGAGAAGAAAGATAAAGATGGATTTACAACTGCATATGATCCAAATGAAAAAGCAGAAAATAAAAAAAACCTAACTCCAAAATATTATCCTAATATTATTAGAGGTAAAACAAAAGGATGGATAGATGTTTATGTTTTAAACAAACTAGGAACTATTGAAGAAGGTAAACCTGTCTATCCAAACTTTAGACAAGAGATGCACGTTGCAACTCAAGATTTACAACTAAGCCTTGGTCAACCTATATTTATAGGAATTGACTTTGGCTTAACTCCTGCAGCTGTCTTTGCTCAAAGACTATCGACTGGAAGATGGCATATCTTAAACGAACTTGTATGTTTCGATATGGGTGTTATGAGATTTTCTGAATTATTAAGAAAAGAAATAGCTACACACTACAAACATTATGAAGTGATGATCTATGGAGATCCTGCTGGTGATTTTAGATCACAGACGGATGAAAGAACACCTTTTCAAATTATGAGGACTTATGGATTAAAAGCTATACCTGCACCATCTAATGATGTTGCTCTTAGAATAGAAGCTGTAGATGCAGCACTACAAAGATTGCTTGATGGTAAAGCAGGATTTTTAATGGATACCAAATGTATTAATTTAAAAAAAGGGTTCAATGGTGGTTATCATTACAGACGACTACAAACTTCTGGAGATCGTTATGATGAAAAACCACTAAAGAATAGATACTCCCACGTTCACGATGCATTACAATATTTAATGATGGGAGCAGGTGAAGGTCGAACTATTCTATCTGGAAAGCAAACACAGAAAACTGTTATTGCTAAAAAAGAATGGGATGTTTTTGCAGGACAAAAAAAGAAAACAAGGAAAGTATGGGATCTGTTCAAAAGGAATGGTTAATCTATTTCCATAATGCACGAACTGTAAGGTATGCTAAATGGACTTGGTGGTGGAAACCAAAGCCAGGATTTAGTCATTGTGGTGCATTACATTACGATACAAATGTTAAACATTGGATACATATGGAGTTTAACCATGCAGGTATTGAAACAACTATACTTAGTCCAATAGCTGCTGAAGAACTATTTGCTAAACTTTATGATTTTAAAATACTTATATGTCCTAAAAAAAATGATTGGCATTTAATGAGAATTAAAGAATTGTCCTGCGTATCATTTGTTATGAGGTTAATTGGATTTTATAGATGGTGGATCATTACACCATATCAGCTTTATTGTGCGTTGCTAAAAGCTGGATATAAGCCATTTTGGGAAAAAAGGGAAAATCATGGCAAAAAAAACAGCTAGACAAATTTTAGATAGAATTGCAGAAATCCATTCAGAAGAACAATCTTTAATGGAAGATCTAGAAGATATTATGTTTCCTAAAGATATAGATGAATTTGAAGAAGATGACTTCCAAGATAATGAGGAATTAAATTAATGAGTAATGATGGTGGAAATAATAAATCAGATTCTGATTCTACTTACTATCAAAAACAAATGGCAGGTAAAAAAACAGGATCAACGTATGAAGTTTTTAAAGATGGAAAATCTCAAGGTATAGATTACGGAGTAAAAAAATCTGTAGAAAATTATAAAGCAGAACAATTTAAAAATTCTGGAAAAATTGAAGGAACAATTAAGACTCCATTTATGCTTTTAAATCTTGGACTTAACGCAGGTAAAGATTTATTAAATAAAGGTTCAGTTAAAACTAGAGAATTTTTTTCTAATAAAGTTTTAACATCTAAAAGAGCTAAAAAAAATATTGGTTATACTCAAGCTGAATTTAGATCTTTATCAGTAGATAAACAAAATGAAATTTATAGTAGTTATATAGAAGGAAGATTGTCCAATAAAACAGATGCTTATGGTAATGACAATCCAGGATATAACAAAGGTGGAGATGGTCAAAATCAAGTAAGAAAAACAGAAAAACAAATTGAAACTGAATCAGAAGAAGAAACAAAAAAAGATCAAAAAACAGAAGAAGAAAAAGAAGAAGATTATAAAAAAGTAAAAGGATTAAAAGGAGCTAGATCAATGTTTGGTAATGCAGGTGGTCGTGGTTACTTTGATCCAGCTAAATAGGAGATAAATATGGCACACGAAACATGGCACACAAAAGCATGGATGGAAAAAAAAATAAAAGAAGGTAAAAAAAAAGATCCTTTATATCCTTCAACAGATGCACAAATAGATTATATCTATGGCCCAGGTGCAAGTGAAAAAGCAATGATGGATGTTAAAGAAGCTAATCAAAAGAAAAAAAATAAAAAAAATAAATAATGGCATACATAGAAACTCAAGAAACTTTAGATCAAGGCACAGCAGATAAAGCTACAGAAATACTTAAAAAGTATAAAGAAGCTCAAGGTGTTAAAGATTATTGGAAAGATAAGTTTGAAGAAGCTTATGAGTATTGTTTGCCTAATAGAGAATCTTTTTATGATGAGTCACCAGGACAAAAAAGAAATGATAAAATTTTTGACGAAACTGCAGTAGTTGGAGTACAAGAATTTGCATCAAGACTACAAGCAGGTATCACACCTACGTTTGCTAGATGGGCAGACTTTCAAGCTGGTTCTGAAATACCACCAGAAAAAAAACCAGGAATAAATCAAGAGCTAGATAAAATTACAGATTATGTATTTCAAGTATTACAAACATCTAACTTTAACCAAGAGATACATGAAGCATTTATGGATCTTGCTATTGGTACAGGAATACTTCTTGTAGAAGAAGGTGATGCAGTTAATCCAATTAAATTTACTTCAGTACCATTAACAAGAGTTTGTTTAATGAATGGCCCAGATGGTAAAATTGATACTGTATATAGAACAAGAACTTGTAAAGCACATGAGATAAATATTTTATATCCTAGAGCTAAATTACCAGAAAATTTTGATCCATTAAAACAAAAAAAAGAAGTTAAAATAATAGAAGCTATTTATAAAATTTATGAAGACAATGTAGAAAAATATAAATTCTGTGTTGTTATGGAAAATCCTAAACATATATTATTAGAAGAAGAATATTCTGGTGATGGTTCTAATCCTTATTTAGTATTTAGATGGAACAAAGCATCTGGAGAAGTATATGGTAGAGGGCCAGTATTTAATGCAATGGGTGCAATAAAAACTTGTAACCTTACTATAGAATTAATATTACAAAATGCACAAATGTCAGTAAGTGGTGTTTATACTTATGAAGACGATGGTGTAATAAATCCTGATAACATTTCCCTTGTACCAGGTTCTTTAATTCCTGTAGCTCCAGGTTCTAAAGGTTTGTTACCAATTCAAGCAGCATCTAACTTTGATGTTGCTCAGTTGGTTTTAAATGACATGAGAACTAATATTAAAAAAGCTTTATACATGGAAGCTCTTGGAAGACCAGAAGGTACTCCAATGACAGCAACAGAAGTTTCTGAAAGAATGGCAGATCTATCAAGACAGATAGGTGCTTCTTTTGGAAGACTACAATCTGAATTAATTAATCCGTTATTAAGAAGAATTATTAGAATTTTATCTAAACAAGGTAGAATAGAAATCCCTAAAGTAAATGGTAGGGAAGTTAAAATAGCTCCAAGATCACCTCTAGCACAAGCTCAACATTTACAAGATGTTGCAGATGTAACTAGGTTCAATGAAATAATAGCAGGTACGTTTGGCCCACAAATGATTAACTTAATTGTGGATCAAAATGAAACTGCAAAATATTTAGCAGAAAAAATGAACCTACCAGAAAAACTTATTAGAGATGAGAATGAGCAAAAACAATTAGCTGATCGTATGACTCAGCTACAACAATCAGCACCAGAAGGAGGAGAAGTTCCACCAGGAACGTAGAATGACATGGGATGCACTAAACAAAGAAAAACCTAAAATTACAACAAGCATAGATGGTTATTCAAGATCTACTAAAGATGAGGAGATTTTAAATAAACATTTTGCAAATGTATTTAAAGGTGAAGAAGGTAAAAAGGTATTAGACTACCTACAATCAATTACAACTGAAGCAGTTGCTGGGCCTAATGTAACTAGCAATCAATTATTTCATATCGAAGGTATGAGATTTTTAGTTGGTATAATAAAAACACGAAAAAAAAAAGGAGAACAAGATGGCAGATGATAATGCTAATGCAGCACCAATCGCTACAGAAACAACTACTGAAGCAGGTAAACCAGAATATATACAAGATAAATTTTGGGATGCCGATAACAATAAAGTTAATTTAGAAAATTTAGCAGCAAGTTATAATTCACTTGAATCTAAATTAGGATCAAGAACAGAAGATCTTACTAAACAAATTAGAACAGATATTGAGTCTGAAAAATTAAGAAACGTACCAGAAGATTACAAGTTATCTGTTCCAGAATTAGATAGCTCAATAGATATTAAAATTGATAAAGATATGCCTATTGTTCAATGGTGGGATAAAACTGCAAAAGATGCTGGTTTATCACAAGATCAATATGATGAAGGTGTTAAAGCCTTTATTGATAATGCTATTGCTAATTTACCTAACACAGAATTAGAACGACAAAAACTTGGTGATGCAGGAAAAGAAAGAATAGAAGCTGCATCTATGTGGTCAAAAAAACATTTAACTCCAGAAGGTTATTCTGCAATTTCTGCATTAGCAGCAACTGCTGAAGGAGTACAAGTTGTTGAAGAAATAATGAAACTTACTAAAGACTCTAATATGCCAACATCAAATACACAAGTTGATGCACAAGCAACTCAAGATGATTTAAAAGCAATGTTAAATGATCCTCGTTATTGGGATAGTTCTAAAAGAGATCCTGGTTATGTAAGAAGGGTAACGGAGTTGTATGAAAAAGCATATAAAGGACAAAGTTAATTCTAAATACAAAAGGTTAAAAAAACCTTTGAAATGGCTTGACTGTGTAAGTCAAACAGGTTGGTTGTCTATTAAACAAATGGATAATGCTAAACCTGCTCTTTGCACAACAGGTGAGTTTTGGATTTACAAAGAAACAGATGCTTTTATTACTTTGTTTGGTACTTATTCAGAAGATGAAAATGGTGAAATAGAATACGGAGAAGTTATTACTATTCCTAAACATTGGATTTAATGTGCGTTGCCAATAACCTACTCTTTAGAATATTTCTAAATTAAGACCTTTTAAAATGTTTATGTTTGCCCTTCTTGGATAACAAACCCCTGCATTAAAAAGATAATCGGTAATTTAAACAATAACAACAAAAGGACACAATAATGGCAACATCAATAACTAATGCCTTTATAACTCAGTTTGAAGCAGAAGTTCATATGGCTTACCAAAGAATGGGAAGCAAACTTAAGAACCTTGTTAGAACAGTTAACGGTGTCAATGGAAACTCTGTTAAATTTCAAAAAGTAGCAAAAGGATCTGCAAATACTAAAGCAAGACATGCTGAAGTAGTAGCTATGGATCTTTCACACAGTAATGTGTCTGCAACTTTAACTGATTACTATGCAGCAGATTACGTTGATAAGTTAGACGAGTTAAAGGTAAACATTGACGAAAGACAAGTTGTAGCTTCTTCAGCAGCATACGCATTAGGTAGAAAAACTGACCAAGTGCTTATCGATACTTTAGATTCAGCAACTTCAATCGCAAACAACGTATCAAGTTCAGCAACTGGTATGTCTTTGATTAAAGCAAAAAACATGATGGAAATTTTCAACGGAAATGACGTTCCAGATGATGGTCAAAGATACTGGGTAGTTGGGCCTAAACAATGGTCTGATCTATTATCAATAGATCAATTCTCTAGAGTAGAATATGTAGGCCCTAATGAGCTTCCATTTGCTGGTGGTATTACTGCCAAAAGATGGTTAGGTTTTTTATGGTTCACACACTCTGGATTATCAAAACCATCTTCAGATAGAAAAACATTAGCATTCCATAAATCATCTATTGGTTTAGGAGTGGGTTCAGATGTTAAAACTGAAGTTAACTACATCCCTGAGAAAGTATCTCACCTAATAACTTCAATGTTATCTTTAGGTGCAGTACAAATCGATGGCGATGCTGCTAGAGTTCAACTTTGTGCAGAATAATAACTAAAAGGAAATAATAATATGGCATACGCAACTGACAATCCTATCAAAAAGGTAGCACAGATGAGTGGCAATTCTCTTTGGTTTTATACTGACGGAGATGCAACTTCAGCTATCGTAGGTAGTGGTTACTTCAATTCAGCTTACGCAGAGCTTAAACAAGGTGATATGATCCTTGTTGCAGCTGGTGTAGGTGGCACAATGGAATCTGACTTACTTGTAGTAAGTTCAGCTACTGGTGCAACAACTGTAACAACTGCAAAATTAGCATAGTCTAATTTCGATTTAGGGGGAGAAATCCCCCTAGGTCATTTTTTTTTATATTATGGCAACAACAAGTATAGATATATGTGCAAGAGCTTTGGTAATGATAGGTGCAAGTCCTATTTCATCTTTTTCTGATGGAAGCACCGAAGCATTAGTTGCATCTAATGTTTATACTGATGTAACAGAAGCTTCATTAACAAGACACAGATGGAGATTTGCTACAACACAAGGATCTTTATCCTTATTAAGTAATACACCTGCAGGAAGATATGATTACGCATATCAAATGCCAACTAGTCCAGAAGTCTTACAAATTATTTCAGTTACTTGTAATGACTATGTAATACCTTATTCAAGATACCAAGATTTTATTTATGTAAATAATTATGGTTCAACAAGTTCATTAATTATGGATTATATTTACAAAGTAGATGAATCTTATTTTCCACCTCATTTTAGATTAGCATTAGAATACGAATTAGCAGCAGTATTTGCAGGTTCGGTAGCTAGAGATTCAGCAATGATAAGACAATTTAAAGAATTAGCTGAAAGACAATTTTTAGTTTCTAAAAATATAGATTCAGCAGAAACAACAACAAAAGTAATAGACACAAAAAGATTTATTAACCTTCGTAATTCTACAAGAACGGATGGATAATGGGAAGAACATTAAGAACAGTTATAACTAATTTTTCTTCTGGTGAGCTTAGTCCTTTATTAGCAAATAGAACAGATGTTGGATCTTATTTCCAAGGAGCTAAAGAATGTAAAAATTTTGCACTATTAGCAGAAGGTGGTTTAATGAGAAGACCAGGTACTAATTATTTAGCAACACTACCTGCAGAATGTAGAATTATTCCATTTATATTTTCCGATGATGAAGTTGCTATTATAGTATTATCTAATGGAAGAATGGATGTATATAATACTTCTGGTACAGCTATTACATCAAACTACACAACAAATTGTAATTGGATTACAGCAGAATTATTCGAATTAAATTTTGCACAATTTGGAGATAGTATTTTTATTACTCATAGAAATAGACCAACAAGAAAAATATTTAGAGAAAATGCAACATCATTTACAGTACAAGAATTTGAGTTTGCAACTCATTCATCTGGTTATCCTGTATATGAGCCATATTACAAATATGCTGCAACAGCTACTACAATATCTACTTCTGGTACATCTGGATCTGTAACAGTAACAGCAAGTGCAAATACATTTACAGCACAATGGGTAGGAGTAAGAATAAGAAAAGATAAAAAAACTATGACTATAACTGCTTACTCGAACGCAACAACAGTTACAGCTACAGTTAATGAAACACTTACAAATACTACAGCAACAACTGATTGGGATGAACAGTCAATATCTGCATTAAGAGGTTATCCTCAAGCAGTAACTTTTCATGCAAACAGATTATGGTTTGGTGGATTATATTCTAAACCTGCAAACGTACTTGCTTCTAAAATATCTGAGTATTTTAATTTTGATGTTGATGATGCAGACTCAGCAGATGCTATTGATATTGATATATCAGGCGACCAAGTTAATGAAGTTAGACATATGTTATCGGGTAAAGACTTACAAATATTTACAGATGGTGGCGAATACTATGTACCAGTTGCTTCTGATAACACTATTACACAAGCTAATATAAGTATTAAACGACAATCACCTTATGGAATATCTAGAACAGCACCTAAAATGTTTGACCAAGCAGCAGGTTTTGTACAAAAAAATGGTAAAACAATTAGAGAGTTTGTTTATTCTGATTTAGAAGATGGATACAAATCTACTTCTGTTTCTATTCTTGCTGGACATTTAATTGATAGCCCAAAAGAAATTGCTATCATGAAAGGTAATGTTACTAGACCAGAACAATATGCTTTTTTCTTAAACAATGGAACAACACACGCAGGTAAGTTATCTGTATTTCATTCTGTAAGAGATGAAAAAATAGCAGGGTGGGTACAATGGTCAACAAGAACTGGAGATACTTTTCAATCAATAGCAGCTTTAAATGAAAATTTAATTGTTGCAGGTAAAAGATCATTAAATGGATCTACAGTATATACATTAGAAAAGTTTGGAGATGACGATACTATTACACTTGATTGCCAAACAACTTCTGTAATAAATCAAAGAGGTACACCATTAGTAGATGGTGCATCACAATCTGGTACAACATTAATAATAGATGGATTAACTTCAGCTCCAAAAGTAAATGAACAATTTACAATAGCAGGTAATGCAACAGAATATACTATTTCATCATTAGTTGATAATGGTAGTGGAGAATATTTATTAACATTAAATAAAACTTTAGCAGCAAGTCCTAGTGATGGTGCAGCAATTACTTTTACTAAAGGATTTTTACATTCAGTAAATGGTATTTATACAAATGAGTCTATTAATGTAGTTGAAGGTAATAGTTCAATAGGAACATTTACAGTATCTAGCTCAGATACAATTACACTAGTAAATGCACCAAAAGCTACAGCTTTAAAAGTAGGATTTAATTTTATTCCTATTGTTGAAACAATGCCAATAGATAAAGAATTACCAGAAGGCCCATTAACAGGTCTTCCAAGAAGAATATCAAGAGCCATCGTTGATTTAAATTCAACTTTAGACATGACTATTAAAGGGGCAGACAGCACCTCTAAATCTTTAGTAGTTCAGCAAGTTAATTTTTCGGGTGGCTCTGACCTAGTTCCAGTAACAGAAAAAAAAGAATTTTTCTTTTTAGGTTACAATAAAAGTCCAACAATAACAATTTCTCAAGATGATCCTTTACCAATGAAAATTTTGGGTATGAGTGTGGAGGTAGTTTTTGCATGAGTGCTGATCCAGTAACAATGTTTGTAATGACAGCAGCTAAAACTGTCATGGATATTAAAGAATCTAGAAAACAATCAAAACTTGAACAACAAAGATTTGAATTAAAAAAAGAACAATCTATGAGAATAGCTAAAGAACAAGAAGATGATAGAATTAATGATCTTAGAATGGCTAAAGCTCATAACTTAGCAGTAGCTGCAGGTGCAGGTTATAGTAGTGATAGTAGAGGATTTTTAAATGTTCAAGAACAACAAGATATTGTTGCAGATAAAGACATAGCTAGAATTAGATTAAATGTTTCAAATGAAATTAATGAATATTCTTTAGCACAACAACAAACAGCTAGTAAAAGAAAAAACGAACAGTTTGGTGGTTGGTTATCTATAGCAAGTGCAGGTGCAGAAGCTAAATATAAAAAGGATTTATACGATGCTTAAAACAGGTAAAAAACAAATTGATACTAAAAGAACTATTGGTGAAATACCTTATGTAGAAGCTAAAAGTAGTTTTAGTATTGCATTAGATGCTATTAGTCCAACTTTAGAAAGAATGGAAAGAAATGCTGATGCAACAGCAAGTGCTAATTATTTTCAAAAATTTCAAATAGATACAAGAGATCAGTTTTTAAAGTTTAGTTTAGATGAACAATTAAAAAATAATCCTGCTGATATGAAAGCAGCAGTAGATACATATAGTAAAACTTTATTAGAAAAAGTACCACCAGTTTATAAAATACAAGCTAATGCTATGTTGTCTTCATCATCTAGTGTTTTAGTTAATGGTGCTGCTAACCAAAGATTTAAATTAGATGAAGCAAAATTTGAATTTGAAAATGCAGAAATATATAAAAATTTAAACACTAATGCAGAATATTCTCATAGTGTAGCTGCAGATAATCCAGATAGTAATGCAGCAAGAGGTGCTGTTAATGATGCAACTGTCAAAGCAATGTTATTTTTAAATAACCAAGCTCACGAAGATTTTGAAATGTTAGTAAAAGAAGGATCTAAAGAAAGTAGATCTGATAAAGCACACATGCTTAATATAACTAATGGTACTAAAGCATTACATATTACTAATGGTTTTAACATGATGAAAACTATGAATGAAATAGATGCTTATAATTATATTAATCTATTAATAGATAATAATAATCCTACACCTATTACATCAGAAGAAATAGCAAATAATCCAATACTAGAAATTTACAATAATCAAATGAATGATGATGATACTAGAAAAGAAATTACAGATGCTATTTGGACTAAATATACTAATTGGAGAGGTAAAAAATTAAAAGCTAATGAAGTAAATGCAAAATTTAATTTTGAAAAAGAAACTGAAATAGGAAATGGTTTACATTTTAGTAACTTTATGAATGGAACTAATAGTAATTTAAGTAAATATATTAGTGAAAATTATAATGATGTTAGTGCTGCTAATGTTAAAACAATTACAAAACACATTAATAAAATTTACGATATACAAAAACATGTAAGCTCTATGAAAAATGGAGTTATACCTACAGGTTTATCTGAAGATAAAAAAGAAGAAGCTTTCCAACAAATACTTTTTGAACATGGTGTAGCTAAAAGTCCAAATGAAATAAT